AGGGACATTTTTAACCTCAAATTTCACTGTTTCTTCAGAAATACCTGCTCCACCTTCAAGATATACCTTAGATAATGCAAATATTGACACTTCTACACTAGAAGTGAGTGTAAGAGACACCCAATCAAGCACATCTTCCAAAAAATTTGTATTTTCAGACACTTTGATTGAAGTTACAGACACTTCTAGGGTATATTTCCTTCAAGAAGTGGAAGATCAAAGATATGAGCTTATTTTTGGTGATGGAGTCTTTGGAGAAAAGTTAAAATCGTTGAATTATATTGATGTTTCTTATCTTACCACTAGTGGAGAGGGAGGAAATGGTATTTCTTCCTTTACTTTTAATGGAAGAATAGTTGATAACAATAATAATCTAGTAAGTACTGGAATTTCTATACTTTCCACAGTAAGTGAGTCTGCAGGAGGTAAAGAAATTGAATCTATAGACTCAATTAAGCGTTATGCACCTAAAATTTACTCCACTTACAATAGAGCTGTTACAGCAGGTGATTATGAAGCATTAATTCCTAAAATTTACCCTGAAGCAGAGTCTGTTTCTGTTTTTGGAGGTGAAGAATTGAATCCACCTCAATGGGGAAAGGTTTTTATCACTATAAAACCATTTTATGGACCTTATGTGCCAGATTCCATCAAAAATAACTTAAAAACTCAACTAAGAAAGTATTCTGTAGCAGGAATAGTGGCTGAAATACAAGATTTGAAATATTTGTATGTTGAAGTTGATGTAAATGCATATTATAACCCTAATTTAGCATCTGATGCTGCAGCAGTAAAAACTGTAGTATCAAATAATATTAATTCATATGCAAATTCATCTGAAATGAATAAATATGGAGCAAAATTTAGATATAGTAAGTTTCAAACTGTTGTAGATAATAGTAATGAATCAATAACATCTAATATTACTAAAGTTACGATACGTAGGGATATGAAACCCCTATTAAATCAAACTGCTGAATATGAGTTGTGTTTTGGAAATCCATTTTATATAAAAAATATGAATGGTTATAATATTCAATCATCAGGATTTACTATATTTGGTCAAGCTGATACCCTTTATTTGGGTGATAAACCAGGAGAAGATAAGCAAACTGGATCTTTATTCTTATTTAAATTGGAATCTAGAAATAATCCAGTGGTAGTAGTAAGTAATGTAGGAACAATTTATTATGACAAAGGTGAAATTTTATTAAAAGCAATTACTTTGACAGGTACATCAAAGAAAATTCAAGAAATGCCAATTATAGAAGTAGCAGCTTGTCCACAATCAAATGATGTAATTGGTGTACAGGATCTTTATTTACAATTAGATGTTAGTAAGAGTACTGTAGATATGGTAACTGATACTGTAGGTTCTGGTGAGGGATCTTCTGGTAGTAATTACACAGCTACCTCAAGTTACATTAGAGGAAATATAGCAAGATTGACTGAAGAAGAGGGTCAAAATACATCCCTTCAGTCATTGGATACATATGTATTAGGAGGTACTATTCAACCAGAACTTCAAGGAAACCCTGCAGCACCTGATGCTACACCAGCTACTACATCATCTTCTACAGCAGTTACTTCTACTACATCATTATCAACATATTAATCCTTTTATTAGCAGGAAATTAACACCACTATAAAATGTCAGAAAATAACAGAGTCAAAATTAGTTCCGTTGTTAGTAATCAACTTCCTGATTATGTAAGAGGAGATTTTCCTCTTGCTGGAGAATTTTTAGAGCAATATTATACTGCTATAGAAAATCAAGGATCTACACTTGATATTTTACAAAATATTGATAAGTATGTAAAAGTTGATGAATTAACAAATCTAGTAGATTCTACAACTCTGTCCGATAATGTTGGAATAGCAAATAATACTATAAATGTCAAATCTACCACTGGATTTCCTAATACTTATGGATTAATTCAGATTGATAATGAAATTATTACATATACTGGAATTACAACTAATTCTTTTACTGGGTGTTCTAGGGGATTTAGTGGAATTACATCATATAGAAGCGTTAATAGACCCGATGAGTTAGTATTCTCTGAATCAGGCATTTCTACCCATTCTTCAGGAACAGTAGTTAACAATTTAAGTATTAGATTTTTACAAGAATTTTTTAAAAAGGTAAAAAAACAAGTTACACCTGGTTTTGAAGAAAGAACTCTTGCTGATGATATTGATAAAGGATTATTTCTAAAACAGTCAAAAGATTTTTATTCATCTAAAGGAACTGATCAATCTTTTGAGATTTTATTTCGTGCGTTATATGGAGAAGATGTAGATATAATAAAACCAAGAGATTTTCTCTTTATTCCTTCAAATTCAGATTATAAGATATCTAAAAAAATAGTGGTTGAGGCTATTGAAGGAAATCCCTTAGATCTCATTAATAGAAACCTATTTCAAGATTCTGTTGCTGGATTACCTAAAGCTACTTCAGCTGTAAGTGATGTAGAACAGATTGTAAGGGATGGAAAATCTTATTATAGATTAAGTTTAGATTATGACAAACAAAGTGATAGATTATTTGATGATTTTTCTATTCACCCTAATACCAAATTAGTAGATTCTGTTTCTGTAGGATCTACTGTTTTAACAGTAGATTCCACTGTTGGTTTTGGAACCACTGGAACTTTAGTTGCTAATTATGCAGGTAACAAGTCATCTACTATAAAATATACATCAAAATCATTAAATCAATTTTATGGTTGCTCTGGAGTTAATGTAAATCTTAATAGTAAGCAAGATGTTAGATTAGATGCTTTTGCTTATGGTTACTCTGGGGTAGGAACAGCTAATATAGTCAAAGTTAGAGTAACTGGTGTTTTAGGTAATTTAGATCTAGATTATAACATTGATAATTATAATGAAATTGGAGATTCTATAGAACCTAGAGGATTGGGAATTAATTCTGCAGATTTAATTACCAAATCTTTACAACCTAATGTTTCTATAACTTATGATGTTGCATCTTTTGATCTTGTAGATTCCTCTAACTTTACATATCAATTAAATCTTTTTGATCCTCATAGTTTCATTATAGGAGATAGAGCTCTTATTAATGATGTAGAATGTACCATTATAGGTTTGATTAGTTCTAAGGAAGTCTTAGTAAAAGGTGCAGGAGAATTATCTGTCAATGTAGATTATAAAATTAAAAGATTAGTATCTAAAGCTAATTTATCTAATTATCCTAACGCAAATATATTTACTACAAATGTTCAAAATTCTTATGTAGACATTAATGATGATTATTGTGTTTATGTAGCTTCATCTTCCATTCCAGACTATCTTGATGAAGGTTTAGACATTAGACAAACAGATCTTACATTTACTGGTGTATTTTCTGATAGCACTAATATTACTATTCCTAATCATGGATTAATTACTGGAGAAAAAATAAAATATGCAGCAGGAGAAGGTAATAATAAATTAGATTTAGCAGAAGATGAATATTTTGTTAAAAAAGTAGATATTGATACTTTTAAAATTGCTAGAAGTTCTTCTAACTTAGATAATGATATTTTTGTATCATTTTCTGGAGGTGTTACAAATAATAAATTTAAATTAGCAAATTTTGCTAATAAGACTATACAATCTCAAAAATTATTGAGAAAAATTAAACCTCCAGTTAGTAGTATTTCAGAATCAACTGTGCCTGGAAAAATTGGTATATTGGTGAATGGAGTTGAAATTCAGAATTATAAATCAAATGATGTTATTCATTATGGTTCATTATCTGAAATAGATGTTACTAGTGGAGGAAAAAATTATGATATAATAAATCCTCCTATTCTTACTCTTTCTGATAAGACTGGGATTGGATGTTCTGCTCTTTGTGAAGTAGAAGGAAATGTAGAGAGAATTGATGTAGTTGATGGTGGATTTGATTATCTAACCACACCAACTTTAAAAATAGATGGTGGAAATGGTACAGGTTGTGTTGCGTATGCTAATTTAAAATTAATAGATCATTCTGTAGAGTTTGATTCTACGGAACTTGGAGGATTAGTAAATATCACTAATAATATTGTAGGATTTTCTACATTTCATAAATTTAGAGATGGAGAACTTGTAATCTATAATCCAGAAGGTCAAACTGCCATAGCTGGATTGACTACAGGTGCTGCATATTATTGTTGTGTTAAAAGTGCAACTACAGTAACTTTACATAAAAAATATGATGATTCTATAGATGGACTTTCACCTATAGATTTAACTGGTTATGGTGCAGGTATTCATCAGTTTGATTGCGCTTCTCAAAAGAGAATTATTAGTTCTGTTAGTGTTGCTAGTTCTGGAATTGGATATAGGAATAGATTAACTACAGTTACATCATCTGGAATTAATACTTCTAATAATACAATTAACATTAAAGATCATGGTTATAGTAATGGAGATAAAATAAGATATAATACTAAATCTACAACTCCTATCACTGGACTTTCTACTCAAACTGAGTATTTTGTTTCTAAGATAGATAGTGGTTCCTTTAGATTATCTGAAGTTGGAATAGGATCTACAGCTCAAAATTTCTATTTAAAAAATAAAGATTATATTAATTTAGTTTCTGGTGGAACTGGCGTTCACGAATTTAATTATCCTCCCATAACAATAACAGTTGATGGTAAGATAGGAGTTTCTACATTTAGTGGTCAGAATTTTAACGCAACATTAAGACCTATTGCGAGGGGATCTATAAAATCAGTCTATATTCCATATGGTGGTGTTGGTTATGGATCATCCGAAATTATTAATTATAATAGACAACCAGAATTTACTTTAAATAAAGGAGAAGATGCTCAATTAATTCCTATAGTATCTCATGACGGAAAAATAAAATCAGTAGTAGTTAAGAATGAAGGTTCAGGATATAATTCTCCTCCAGAATTAACTGTAAACGGAGATGGAAAAGGAGCTGTTCTAGTACCAATATTAAAATCAGGAACTATAGATTCTGTAGTAGTATCTCATGTTGGAACTGGATATAGTTCTTCAAGTACAAGTATTGCAGTTACTCCAAATGGAATTGGTGCTAAGTTCTTTTCTCAACCAAAAACATGGACAATTAATAGCGTAGAAAGATTGATACAGAATAATCAGATTACATCTGATGATGGAGTAGTAAGTGAAGGATCTAGAGATGAATTTGGTTTAGAATATTCTCATTTATATGTTCCTAGAAAATTAAGACAATCTGTTAATGTTAAGAAAGATCTAGGTGATAAAGAAGTCTTTGTTCCAGATTTACGTTTAGAGGATGATATTGAACAAGATTCTATAAATCATTCTCCTATTATTGGATGGTCATATGATGGATCTCCAATTTATGGTCCCTATGGTTATTCTGATAATGATGGGGGAGAAGTAAAAGTTCTTACATCTGGATATTCTGTTTCTATATCATCGGAAAGACCTAATCCACTTACATCTTCAGGTGAAGAAATATATGAAAAAGGATTCTTTGTTGAAGATTATGTATATCAGGGAAATGATAAGAATGATTTAGATCAACATAATGGTAGATTTTGTAAAACTCCAGATTATCCTAATGGAGTGTATGCTTATTTTGCTACAATTAATCCAGATGTTAGAGATTCTGAAGGGGCATTTAAAAATTATAGACAACCACAATTCCCATATTTTATAGGTAATTCATATAAGTCTAAATCTATTGATTATAACTTTGCTCATAATTCTAATCAAGATGATATTGATATTAATAACACTAGTTTGATAAGAAATACTAGTGTTTACAATTTCTTATTTAATAAATCTGTTTATGAATTTTTAGTAGATCCAAATGCTATTAGAAAACAAAAAACTATCATAACTTCAACATCTATTGGATCAGTATCTGATGTAGGAATAAAAACAGGAGGGAATAATTATAAAGTAAATGATATTATAGAATTTGATAATTCTGGAACTAGTGGAACTGGAGTTAAAGCTAATGTAAAAGATCTTAAAGGAAAAACCATAACAGATATTAGTGTATCTAATTCCACATTTTCAAACGTAGAATTTGTTCCTCATGGAGCACCAGGTGAATTTATAGGATATACTACATCTCCTCATAATTTATATGAAACAGAATTTCTTACTATTAGTGGATTGAGTACTAATGGATTAACTAATAATAAAATTGTTACTGCTGGAGTAACTACAAGTAGATTTTCTCTGGATGTTGGAATAAGCTCTGCTGGTGCTACTGGTCTTGTTACTTTCTTTAATGTTAATGGTAGAATTGGAGATATATTTCAAGTCAGACCTAATGATCTTTTAGGGATAGGAGATGAATGTGTAAAGGTATTGAATGTAGATTTAGATGATTCTAGACTTAGAGTTGTAAGAAATTTCAATTCTACTATAGGAACTGCACATACAGCAACTTCTTTAATAGAATCTAAACCAAGAAACTTTAGTTTTATTAATAAAGTTGGTAATATTACTAATAATCTTAGATATAATAACGAATTATATTTCAGTCCTGCCGATTCTGTAGGATTGGGAACTTTGTCTGGAGTTGGTATTGGATCTACTGTAGTATTTTCTAATCCAGGAACTGGAATAAGTGAGATATTTATTCCCACTAAAAATATCTATTTCAAAGATCATGGATTGAAGTTGGGAGATCAGTTAACTTATAAAACTAATGATGGAACTGCTTTAGGAGTTTCAACTGATGGTATTATGACCTTTACCCTCTCCAATGAACAAACTCTATTTGCTGCTCCACTTGATAAGGATTTAATTGGTATAGCAACTGCTAGAGTTGGATTGGGAGTTACTGGATCATTTATAGGTATTAATAGCACCACTAATATTAGCACTTTATATTTTACAGGAATTGGAACTGGAGTAAAACATAGTTTTAAAACAAACTACACCAATGTTTTAAGTGGAAAAGCTGATAGAACTTTAGTAACAGTATCTACTGCTTCTACTCATGGTCTTAAAGATGCAGATAATATAACTATATCTGTTTTAAGTGGAGTAACTACTACTATTAATGTAGCTTATAATGATTATAATAGAAGATTAGTTATTAATCCTAGAACATTTGTTAAAGCAGGTATCAGTACAACAGATAATACTATTACTATTGCTGATCATGGTTATGTTAGTGGACAAAAAGTTATATCCACTGCTACAACTTCGCCAGGAGGGTTAGTAGATAATGGGGTTTACTATGTTGCAGTTGTAGACAAAGATAAAATCAAATTATGCAATCATTATTATCAATCTACAAAAATAATTCCTGAAATAATTAGTATTACTGATCCTCAAGATGGTACTATTTCAGCTGTTAATCCTCCAATAGTTACCCAAAGAAATCAAGAAATTAAATTTGATCTTTCTGATTCTAGTTTGTCATTTACAGATAATGGAGTATTATATAGTGCATTTGATTTTTCTCTTTATAATGATAAATTATTAACTGATAGATTTTATTCTTCAGGATTAACTGATACTTTTAATGTAACATCATCTGGTAGAATTGGTGTAGATTCTACTGCAAATGTAACCATAATAAATGGTGAAGAAATAGGTGAATCGTTATATTATAATTTAATACCAATAAATGATACTTTAAATAAAAAAGTTAAAAAGGAAATTATTAGAGATACTGTAAATATTGAGAATTCTAATACTTTAGATATAGTATCAAATCCTTTAAGTGCGGGTTATTCTATAGTTGGTGTAGGAACTACAACTTTTAGTTTCTCTGCAAGAAAACCTTCTCCAAAACTTCAATATAGCGAAACAGATGGTGATTTTTCTTACATCACTGATAGTAATACTGCATATGGACCTATAAATTCAATTAATTTAAAAAATAAGGGACATGGATATAAATCTCTTCCAGGAATTAGTAGTATTACATCTGATTTAGGTAATGGTGCTATATTAGAACTTACTGGATCTAATGTTGGAAGAATTACTGGTGTTAATATTGAAGATATTGGATTTGATTATTCATCAGATAGAAGTCTTAAACCAGAATCTCAAATTCCTCAATTAGTAACTGTTGATTCTTTAGAATCTCTTGAAAGAATTGGTATTACTTCATCTGGAAAGAATTATCTAGAATCTCCTGGATTAGTTGTTTTAGATGGAAGAACTCAGAAAGAAGTTGATGTTGATTTAGATTATGAATTAGGAGATGAGGAAGTTACTATTTTAAAGAATACCAAATCTTTAAACAATGTTACTCCAATAATTCGTCCAACTAGCAATTCCAATGGAATTAAAATTTCTGGAATGGACTTTGATTTTGGAACAAAGTTAGTAACAGTGACTTTAGGTGCTACGTTTACAACTCTCTCAGATTTCCCATTTGAGACTGGTAAAAAAGTGATGATTGAGGGAG